GACATAGTAACGGATACTGATGATAGTGGAAGCTACAGATACTACCCACTACCAAAAGATGCGTATGCAGTGGAGATATTGTGTAACATAAACGAGGTGCGTATATTAAATCAGAAGGAGTTCGCTAACGCTATAGCAGATAGAGAGGTTGAGTTAAGAGACTACCTTGACCAGAAGTTATTTGATGAGGTGAGAGAGGATAAGGTTATTGTTACTGATGATGGTATATTCTACCATAGTACAGACCAGTATGATTATCAGTACAGAAGGTTAGAGAGTTTATATTGTAGTAGGTTATGATTTTGGTTAACCACTTGAACGAGGGATGCAGAAATGTATCCCTTTTTTTTATCTTAGCTGAAAATAAATTTCATATAGGCTTGTTTATAAGTGAAAATTATTTACATTTGTAGTGTTCAATTCAATATTAATTAAAACCAAAATCAAGATGAACACAGAATTTAACATCAACGCATTACTTAGTGGGACTGGCATAGCACCAGTAGTATCAACTCCAGAATCTAAGATTCAGATGAGGATTAATAAAATCTTAGCTGATACCAAGACTGACTGGTTAGTAGAGAAGATGCCACTACAGACAATTTCAGTTAATGGTACTGAGCCTATCCAACTTACTAAGGTTGTAGGTGCTAAGGAAGATGGTACTGGAGGAGTACGTAGAGGTCACTTCGCTATTGTTCGCAGTGACAACAAAGAGCCATTTGGTGTGGTATCAGAGCAATACGGAATCGTACAGAACTACGATGTTGCAGAGGTACTATGTGGTATCCAAGACCACTTCAAGCAAATGAATCTTGAGGTTACTTCTAAAGTACTGGAAGATGGTCGCAAGGTTGCTTATACCCTTAACCTTCCAGATGATATTATCAATGGTCAAGATAAGACTGGTGTAGTAGGTCATACTATTAAGAGAGGTATAACCTTGACTAACTCACATGATGGCTCTGGCTCTGTAAAGTTTGGTATCTACCACGAGGTATGCATATGTTCTAATGGGATGTATGTTAATTCAATGGGAGTTAAGAAGGCTTTCAGACATACTGGCTCAGTACTGGAGAGAATCAAGGATGCAGTACAAGGCTTTACTATGATGCTTGAGGAAGAATTGTCTATGCTTAACAACTACAAGAGAATGGCTGAAGTTAAGATGGAAGAACACCACATTGAGAGTATCATCAAGGGTATATTCAACGTACCTAAAGAGGCTCACCTTGTAGCAACTAATGATAACAAGGGTATCAAACTGGATAACAACTCTCTGACCGATATGTCTACTAAGAGTATTAACCAAGTGAACACCTTCATATCTAAGGCTCTTATACCAGAGATTGCTCAGAAAGGTGGTACGATGTGGGGACTGATGAACGCAGTGACTCAGTACACTAATCACCAAGTGAAGAACTCAAGCCCAGAGTACTTAATACTGGGTGAAGGTCGTAAGAAGAACGAGATGGCTTATAAGACTCTTGTTAAGTGGTTGAACGAGCCAAGAGTTGAGGCAGTACTAAACTAGTAGTACCAGAACAAAAAATTAGGGGGCAATCGCCCCCTTTTTTTATGCCCTAAAAAATACTAATCAAAGGATCATATTGTAGATACTTTTAGACCAGCAAATGTAATGCTCTTAAGCCTATTAACTGGTATAGTTCTGAAGGAGTACTTAGCAGTATCCCAGACCACAACGTTACGTTTACCCTTCTTACTGGTGTAGAAATCTAAAGGCGTACCAGATACACCTTTTTTAACTCCAGTACGACAAGTCATAACTCTATACTCTCCGTTTGATTTGATGAACTCAGCAGTAAAGAACTTACCCTTAGTACTTTTGATGATTGATTCGAAAATTTCTTTCATATCTTTAAGTGTTTTAATTAATAATGATGCAAACATAAAATACGTTTGTGACAATTTGTGTCATTAATTGTAATCCCTTTATTTAAGGCTATTTAAGGCTATGTAATTGTACGAGGTAATATGATACACCAGATAGAATATAAAGTCCAGCAGAGGCTCTTAAATTAGGTTGTATAATTGTTATTGTTGGGTATTGGTTGTAAGGTTGGGGGGCTACACCACTTCTTCCCCTTTCTCCCTTCATAAATTGAGCCTTCGGTACTGGGGTAAATCTAAGCCCAGATTAGAAGGTAGTTATATGTCGCCCCAGTTGAAAATAGTAAAACTACATTTGGATTCGGGGATTCGGGTTTTGTCGAGGGTACCCCATCTGGAGATTTCGGTTTCGGTTGCAGATGCGTGTGTGCTATCTACATATATAACCCCCACCCTTTTTATTTCTCAAAAAAAATTTTATATTGCAAAAAAAATCAAGAATCTATGTTTGAGAATGTGTGTGCAGCTGCTTCGTCAAAAGATGGCGAGTCTTACGTTATGGCTTCAGGCTTTTACGTTGGCGATTCTCATTACGTTATTGTCCTTCAGTCTATGTTGGGTGAAGTGTTAGAGTTGAGTGTTACGGACTTGGAGGAACCAATCTTTTAGTTTTGGGTATTAAAGAGACTAAGACTGATCAGTTAGGGATGAATCCTGGCACTGCATCGAACAGGCTAAAGAAGAACTTGTTGTTTGAGTTTGCGAAAAGATTAGATATGCACTGGTGTTATCAGTGTGGTGCAGAGATAGAGGATTGTGATGATTTTACTGTAGAACATAAAACCCCTTGGCTTCATTCAGAAGATCCTAAGGGGTTATTTTTTGATATTGACAACATAGCCTTCTCTCACAAGAGTTGTAACTATAGTGCTTCTAGAGTCAGGAAAGCTAAACCTTGCCCGTCACTAACAGCCTATAGAAATGGCTGTCGTTGTGAGGGGTGTAGAAAGGTTCAGAGTGAAGCTAGAAAAAAGTGGAGTAATAAGGATTAGGCTTCTGTACCAAATACCATAAACTCAACTATAGTTCCACTAGTTACAGCGTAAGCTTTTAAATCTATAGAATTATTTAAAGGCATAAAAGCAAACTCTCCACCTTTTAGAAGGAGGATAATTGGGTTACCACTTGTAGTAGCGTCATATATTACTACGTGATTTGTTGACGTAGTGTCTGTATTTTTTACGTAAAGGTAAGCTGGAGCTGCAAAGTCAGCTGCTGTGTGTAGCGTTACTTGACCTGATGCTGTTGCTTTAGCTGTAGATGTTATTGCTTTACGAGCTAGACCTGTTGTACCAGATGCTGTAATAGCGTTTGTTACAGATAGGTTTAAAGTTTGTGATAACAAGTCTGTACTAGATAATGTTAATTTTGATGTTACTGTTGCCATTTTGTTTTAAATTATGTGTGTTTGCAAATATATAAAATTATTTTTATTTTAAGTTCCTATTACTTTACTAATACTTGCTGTTGATACTCCGTTTATTTTTCCAATATTACTATTAGTTACACCCATTACTGTATTACTATAACCTGTAGCTTCTACATATTCTATTTGAGGGTCTGAACTTGTCCCAGAGTAGTTAGCATATCTTAATCCTACATAGTGCCCAGTTGTACTTACAGGTGTTTGGTTATCATAATCATACTTATAGTTTATTACAGCAATTTTAAGTTTATCGTTATTCTGCATGTATGATAACGCTGCAGCATTAAGTGTGATACTAGTTAGTCCTGTTGACGAAGTATCTATTTGTCCTGAATACGGAGTAGTAAAATCTAGATTATTAAAATCGTTTGTATCTAATGTACCACCTCCACCAGTAAAAGCATCACTTTCAACTACAATTACATCACCGTCTCCTATGTCGTTTGAAAAATATAACTTTAAAGTTGCTGAAGATACTGTACTTGTTATAGCAGAAGTATCAAAAAGAAAAAAGCTTCTCCAAATTTTATAAGTAGAAGCTCCTCTACCTGAAAATATAGCCGCACCTGCAGCTAAGTTAGCAGAAGTTGCGCTAGCACTTACAGTACCTGACGACGCATTTCTAGCGTTACTCCAAGAACTTTGAATGCCTGAGTCAATAACTCCATCTGTTGTAGCTGCGTATATAGTAGGCATTAATACTCTTTTTTAGGTAAATAATATTTGCTTGAATTAAAGTAATTGTTAGACGGAGGGTCTACATCTATAACTTCATATTCAACTCCACTAATATCGTGAATCGTAGTTGCACTAGGATTGTTGTTCCACCATGTTACTTTAGCTCCTGATTTAACTAACGATGCTATATTACTTCCAAACTTACTCCAGTCATCTTCACCAAACGTATCATAAAAAACGCCATCATAAGTTGACAGAGAATCCTTTACATCAAACCATTCACCTTCTACTATAGTTACATTAGGTTTATCTAAAGCCCAAGCTTTAGCTTTCTCTAATACTTGTGGATGACATTCCACAATAGTATGGGAGTTAATAGAATTAGCTTGAATATAATCCGCAGATATACCCATACCAAATCCTATTTCTAATATGTCTCCTCCATTAGAGCATACATAATTAGCAGAAGCCTCCATTATAGAGGACTCCCAATCCATCATTACTTCAAAAGTTTCCCCTGCTGTGGAGTAATAAACTTTATCACTTTCAAATGTTAATGTTTCGTCTTTATATGCCATACTAAGCTATTTCCACCCAAGTGTTATCAGGATTAAAATACATTACACCATGGTCATCATCTAAACAATAACCAACCACCCTTACAAAATCACCACTTCCACTTGGTGCAACATGAGACATACCTCCAGCAGTAGTTTTAACATAAATTGGATTACCTACGTCACCCATATCTGAATCCATAGTAATTATACCTTTGATAAACATACCATCAGCGAGTGGGTTTGTGCCTAAAGCTATAGCAAGCATACCCATAGCGTCTCTATCTTCGTCATCTCCTGTTGCTGCACCATCAGCATCTGCTTGACCCCAAGACCCATCTTCTTTTAAGTAGCAAAGGTCTCCTTGAGTTGTGCTTCCACTTCCAAAATAAAGTATATCTCCTTGAACATCAAAGTGAGTTGCAGTATCTGTTCTAACAAATTTTCTTTTAGTTGCTGATAGTTGTCCTGTTACAGTTAAGTTTCCCGTTATAGTTTTATTACCAGATGTTAAAGCATCTGCTGTCGCAGCGTTACCTGTACAGGATGCTGCTGTTATATTTAAAGCGTTTATATCAGCCTGAGTTTGATCAGCAGTAGCTCCTGCTTCTATACCGTCAAGTTTATCGTGATGTGCAATAGACATAAGTCCTTCTGCAGAACTTGTAGCTTCACTGTATGTAGTGTTAGTATAGTTATTTGCGTGTACAGTTCCTGCTCCATCAACTGTTAAGTCAGGAGGAAGTAAAGTACTTAGTTGTGTAGAGCTTGCTTGGTTACTACCGTTACCATAGAATATGTATCCACTATTTAAGTTAGGCACATCATTAGTTCTACCAATAGCAGAAACCTGTAGTCCTTGACATATAGTACCGTTAGTTTTTACGACAATACCAACGTTTTGTATAAGGGAGGACTCCCCTGTAGGTTTTGTTTTTGTAAGGTATGGTGCAGAACCTGAAGTGTCTATATATAAAGTATCTCCCACAGAAAGACCTGTAAATCCAGATATGTTTGTGTTGTATATACCTTGAGTTATAGCGAAGTTATCTTTAGTAGATGTAGTATTCATTTCTACCTCAGCAAGACCTATACAAGGCATCTTTGCAGAATCATCAGCATCACATATACCAACTTTGATTCTGTTGCTACCACCTATCTCTCCTCTAGAGTATAGTGGTGCTCCTGCAGGTATAGTAGCACCTTCATCATTTCTTACCTGTAGATGTATCTTTTCAGGGTGTCCCCATACTATTGTAGAGTCATTATATACTAATGCTTCACCCTCATTAGGTGTATCAGTAGTTGTTATAGTGCCACCGTTAGCACTAAGCTCAACCTCTGCTACCTCGTTACTTTTATAGTATAGTTTTCCGTCTGCAGATTTTGTGTATAAAACACCACCGTCACCATCTATAGGTGTTGCTGGGACGCTAAAAGATTCTTTTACCCTAAGCTTATCTGCTTTAACGTCTCCATAAAAATCAAAAAGGCTACGTTGTAGTAGCCCTTTCTTAAATACCTTCATTACCCTGGCACCGTAATCAGTAACTACCTCGCCTATGGATTTCTTAAGGGGTGATTTCATTTATTATATTATTTCTGATCCTTCAAGGACGTTATAAAATTTATTAATCAACCTACGAGTTTTATTTGTAACACGATACTGGTTCGGTTGATTTGAGTTCCAGGCTCGTTTTTCAAAGACAAAGATGTAATCTCTTTTAACTAATTCGGGAAACATCCTGTCATTAAAGCTTTTGCTAACGTACATACTCTCTCTTATAAACCTTTTAGTGAAAGACCCCTTCTCGTCATTTATAAAAAGAAGGAACCTCATCTGGTTATCTGTAAGATCGTACTTTCTTTGGAAGGAGTACATGGTATCACTGAGATACTTCAGGTAATTCCTCATTGTCTTAGATTAAATTAGTTCAAAGATAATAATTTTATTATAATTAAAAAATTATCCTTACATTTGCGTATAAATAAAAATTTAAAATAAAACATTATGGCTTTAACAGGAACTAAATTCCAAGAAGCAAGTTTAGGTCAGTATGGATCTACATATTTAGCTAGTGATGGCGATGTAATTGATTTAAATGGTTCTTCGCCTACAAGATACGTATGTGCTATAACTTTTTTAGAGGACACTCAATTTCAAGCTTTAGAAAACTTAGGTGGAGAGGTAGGGTCTTTTAGTACTGAAACTTCAGAAAACGATTTAGATAGTAATACAAATGGTATTGGTGCTGCAGGAAACGGAACAGATTTAACTATAGGAGGTAGTGGTCAAACTTTTCCAACAGGTATTACTGTTTTTGGTCGTTGGGATTACGTTGAGTTACACTCAGGAGCTTGTATTTGTTACTTTGCAGTAAGATAGAATATGTTAGGTTTAGGTTTAAATTTAACATCTATAGGTAACTCTTTACTAAACGTTGTAAGGTCTGGGTTACAATTATGGTATAAGGCTGATGAGACTCAAGCCCCTTTAGGTGAGGAGGAAATTATTGATGGAGATTTCTCGCCTACTAGCCCTAACGCTCCTAATTTTAACGATTGGAGTAAAGGTTCTAATTGGACTATAAGTGGTGGTTATGCTACTTCTGATGGCTCAATAGCAGGTAATTTAGACCAAACTGCTTTAATAGTTGATAGAGACTATGAAGTAACACTAGATGTTAGTAATATGACTACTAGTACTTTGTCTGTAAGGCTAGGCGGTACTAACGAAATTGGTAACATAAGCGAAAACGGTACGTATACTTTTCATGGTACAGCAGATGGAACAGTTTTTAGGATTAGGTCGGCAACTGGTTTTGATGGTTCTGTAGATAACATATCTGTAAGAGAAGTAGTAAACTCTGTTAAAGACTTCTCTCCTAACAACAACAACGGTGTGTTGTACTCTGGTAAGGCTTTAAATTTTGATGGCGCAAGTGATGAGATAGATATAGGTGCTATAGCTTTAACTGGTGAGTTTACTGTAGCTTTATGGTATAACGTAGATGACCCGCATGACTCTGATCATGGTATATTTGGTGACGGAAGTACTGATAATAACCTTTCAGTGCAAAGCAATACTAGATTTAGATTAAGGATTGACGGTTCTCAAGTAGGACTTTACAACTTTAATCAAGATGTTGAATCAGGTGATTGGGCCAGAATTGTTCTAACAAGAGATAGTAATAATGATATTAGAGTTTACAGGAATAATATCCTTTCCTCTGATTCTGCACAAAACACTAGCACTTTTACTGTTAGCAACTTAGGTAAACAAGGTTCTTTTGAGTTTGATGGATCAATATCTGACTTTCAGGTATACGATAAGTGTTGGACAGCTTCAGACGTTACTTACGATTACAACAACCCTGATAAAGATGTGTTTGATAATTCTAACAGTAGTATCGTAACAACAGATTGTAAAGCTTTATATAGATTAAACGAAGGTGCTGGGGATAGAGTATATAACGCAGCTCCAGTTTTAGGTGAAGAGCTAATTGTTAACGGAGATTTTACTATTGCGGAAGGCGATACTGGAGATGGTTGGACTACCGTTGGCTCTGCTGCTATTACAAACGGTGAAGGTGTTTTAGGTACAACTGGTGATCGTCTCGAACAAACTGTTCTAACACCAGGTAGAACGTATCAGTATAGCTTTAAAGCTAAAAGTCCTGGTACGGGTAATCATAAATTAAAAATAGATTCACCTATAAACACTACTAAAGTTACAATAACTAATATACCTGTAACATACACAAATTACTCTGGAACTTTTGTAGCTAGCGGAACAAGTATAATATTTAAAGAATCTGGAATCCCTGGTGTTACTATAGATAATATATCGGTGAAAGAAATATCCCTATCTGATTCATACGCTTTAGTCGGTGATCCTGCTTGGGTTACAGCTCAACCATATATTCCACAATATGCTATGTCATCTTATTCTAAGAAACTAGTATTTACTGACATAGACACTGATGTAGATGTAGGAGCTCAGTCAGTAGCTGATAATGAGGCTTTCTCTTTTTCTTTCTGGTATGCTCAAACTGCTGACTCGAGTGTTGATAACTATATAATATGTAAACACGATTCTACAGATGATTATATAAGAATTACTGATCAAAACGAAACGGTAGAGCTTAGAGTTAATGGTGGTACTGTAATAACATATGATATTAGTGACTTGACTGATTTTAAACTCAGTCATATAGTTCTCACCAGAGCTTCAGGTAATAATCCTACTACTAAGTGTTATGTTAACGGTGTGCTAGAGGCTACAGATACTAGCAGTAACGCAGATGGTGTTTTTGAGTATCAACAAATAGGAGCTGGTGGTACTTTAAATGCACGTACTTTCTTTTTAGATGAGCTCGCTCATTTTAACAAAGAACTCTCTGAAACAGAAGTCCAAGAAATATTTAACACAGGTACAGCTTTAGATGTTAGAGATCATAGTGCTGCTAATACAGGTAGTGAAGTATTCGCTAACGGGTTTGACACTTTAAACTTAGATTCTATAGATTCTTCAGCTGTTACCTCAAGCGGTAGGGTCACAATTAGTAGTTATTTAGGGCTTCTTCGTAAGACAAGTGTTTTAGAAGCAAACACTGCATACAAGGTCACCATGAATATAGAATCATTTACGAGTGGTAAAATATATTGTGGTGGAACACAAATCACTATATCACAAACAGGTTTGCAAACATTCTATGTTACAAGTTCGTCAGATACAGATTTTGGTTTTAACGACCCTGTGGGTATTGTAGCTTCATCTCTTTCTGTAATAGAAGTAAATTTAAAGGGTTACTGGAGAAACAATGGTACAGAAACTTGGACTGATCTATCACTATACGAAAACGATGGTACTGTTAGCGGTTCACCAACTACAATACAACTTCAAGAAGTACCTCATTTTAAGAAAGATACTTTTGGTCTACCTATGAATAGAGTAAGACAGAAAGGGTTAAATTTAGATGGGGATAGTTATGTAAAGGTAGATGATGATAGTTCTTTAGGTGCTATGGATGATGGTTTCACTTGTGCTTTTTGGTATAGACATTTTGAAGATATTGATACTAGTAATTATTCTTACTTAGTTGCTAAAGGTACTGGTTTAGGAAAACATATTGATGCTGGTTTTTGTGCATCTGTTTATGACAATAAAATATATGCAGATTTAAATACTGATACAACCCCAAATGGAAGGTTTACTATAAATTATAGTATTGGTGCTGCTTCGTCTTCAAGCCCTGTTTGGTATTATATTACTGCAACTTATAATGGTAGTGACGAACTTGAGCTTTATGTTGATGCTACAAGTAGAGGTACTGCTTCTGTAACTGGATCTGTTAGTGCTACAGCTGAGGCGTACCCTATAACTATAGGAACTGATAAAAATTACTACTCTGGAGAGGCAAGAGCAGTTGTAGATGAGGTTAAGTGGTATAACAGAGCTTTATCGCTAAGTGAAATAGAAAAGAATCATAAAGCAACAAAGTCTAATCATTCGTCTACCTCTAGTTGGTCAGATGATTTTGACGATGGTTTCATATAAATAAATAAATAAAATGGCAAGAGGAGATTACAAAAATTCAACGAGAAAAACTAGATATAAAACTTTAGTTACTACTAACACAGATACTAAAGTAACTGTAGAAGCAGATGAAAAAAGAGAAAGAGCTGAACTATTAGACATGATAGAAGATCTTTTTCAAGATGGTAATAAAAGTATAACAGCTGATAAACTTAGAGCTTTTTTACACATTATGGTTAAGTCTGTGCAAAATAGTAGTGATGATTCAGTAGACATTACTAGTGTAGCTAATGGTAGATCTCTACCTACCACTGCTGGTTCAGCAGGGACTCTATACAGAGATAGAGACGGTAATGTAAAAGTTGCGTAATGGAAATATTTAAAAACGATAACAACTGGAACGAAAAAGCTATTGTAGGGTTTATAGCGTTTGCTATAATGTGTCTTATAATGGTTGCTGACCTTGTTACAGGTTGGGTAGGGTCAGACCTAGTAATAAACGAATTTGTATACGATTCATTTGTATGGGTTGTATTGGGCTCGTTTGGTATTTCTGGCGTAGAAAAATTTGCTAAAAAGTAATGGGAAAAGGTTGTACTTGTAAAGCTGTAAAGCGAAAGAAAAAAAGTAAGAAGGTTAAGACCATGAAAAAAGGTGGCTCTGTAAAGGACGCTTGTTACCATAAAGTAAAAGCAAGTTATAAAGTATTTCCTAGTGCTTATGCCTCTGGTGCTATAGCTAAGTGTAGAAAGAAAAGAGGTTAAATCATGGCTGTAAGAAAAACAAAAGCAGGATTAAACCTTAAGCGTTGGTTTAAAGAAAAGTGGACAACACCTAAGGGTAAGAAAGATTATTCAGGAGGAGAAAACACCTTTCGTCCCACTAAAAGAATTAGCAAAGACACTCCCTCAACTTGGAGTGAGGTTACACCAGCAGAAAAAAGACGAGCTCAAGCTGAGAAAAACACAAAGGGGAGAGTATCTAGATATAAAAAGAAAAAGGTAAAAGCAATACGTAAGAGTAAAAAATAATGGCAAAAGCTATACGTAAAACAACAAAAGGTAAAGGGGCTAACTATAGACCTACAAAGTCTGGAGCAGGGATGACGGCAAAAGGTGTCAAGGCTTACAGACGTGCAAATCCTGGTAGTAAACTTAAAACTGCTGTAACTGGTAAAGTTAAAAAAGGTAGTAAAGCTGCTGGTAGAAGAAAATCATATTGTGCTAGATCTTTAGGTCAACTAAAGAGAAGTAGTCAAAAAACTCAAAACGATCCTAACTCAAGAATCCGACAAGCACGAAGACGATGGAAATGCTAAAAAAAATAATCTCGATATTCTTTTTAATATCACTAAATGTTTACTCTCAAGATACTATTGTAGATTGTTTTGAAATACCTTCTCCAGCAGATTGGTTAGGAGATGGGTTTTGTGATGATGGCTCTTACACTTGGGGCGGAAATTCTATAAATTTTAATTGCGAAGAGTTTGGTTATGATGCAGGGGATTGTCCTTTACCTGTAGATACAGTTCAAGGTTGCATGAATATGTTAGCCTTAAATTACAATCCTGAAGCAAATGTTGAAGATTTTAGTTGTGAGTTTCCTGTGTTTGGATGTACAGACCCAGAAGCTCCTAACTTTAACCCTTGGGCTGAAGAAGACGACAACAGTTGTGTTGGTGTAAGCTGCTCTAATGGTGAATCTAAAATGATTCTTGAAATTACTTTAGATCAGTATCCAGGTGAAACAGGATGGATATTAACAGACATAACTACAGGACAACCTGTAGATAATGTAGTAGCTGGTGAATATTCTTATGAAGAAGCAAACCAAACTATTGTATACGATTTGTGTGTACCTGAAACAGGTGTAGAGCTTATATTAAGTGACACGTATGGAGATGGTCTTGAAGGTTCATTATACAATGGTGGTACAGATGGAAATTTTGTAATACTTGGAGATGCAGAGCCTTGTGGTAGTTTAGATACGTTATGGGTATTAGAAAATGCTGCTTTTGGTGGAGCTGCGTATTCTGGTCCTATATGGTTACAACAATGTGATGTACCTGCTGTTGAAGGTTGCACTAATACATCTTATGTGGAGTTTAACCCTTTTGCTAACTTTGATGACGGCAGCTGTGAAACATTACACACACTAGGTTGTATTAATCCTAACTCTTTCAACTACGATCCTGAAGCTACATTAAACGAGATAATACCTACATGTAACTACACTCTTATTATAGAAGATGACGGTGGTGACGGATGGGGTGATTGCTATATAGGTGTAGTACAGGAAGACAGTATTCTTGGTACATATACTGTGGGACCTGGTTCTTACTCAGAAGAATTTGATTTGGTATTAGAAACAGATAAGTCTGTAAAAGTATATTACTTTGAAATAGCTAGTCCACAAACTCCCCCTGCAGAAGTCGCTTTCCAGACTATGCACAACTCTTTTAGACTTATTAACTCAGTAGGAGATATATCTTTGCAAGGTGGTGTATATCCATTTGCTGATAATGGTGCTGGAGCTTTAAAAGCATACGCTCCACCTTTCTGGCAAGTATATACTGGTCTTCCTTTTTGTGGAGATTACTGTGTACCTAAAATATACGGGTGCTTGGATGAACAATCATTAAACTATAATCCTGAGGCTAATACTTCTGATGATAGCTGTATAGAGATTATAGAAGGTTGTACCTCACCCTTTGCGTTTAATTATAATGAAGAAGCTAATGTTGATGACGAAACTTGTGTAGCAGTAGTAGTTGGGTGTATGAGTCAGCAAGCTTGGAATTATAATCCTGACGCAAATACAGCAGACGAGTCTTGCTTGTACTTTGGTTGTACTGATCAGTTAGCTCTTAATTACGATAGCACTGCTAACGTAAATAATGACAACTGTATATATCCTATTCCTGGTTGTATTGATCCAGAAGCTTTCAACTTTGAGGTTGAAGCTAACGTTAATGACGGTAGTTGCATCCCCGTTATAATAGGATGTATGGATCCTACAATGTATAATTATAATGAAGAAGCAAACACAGCAAGCGATAATTGTATTCCTTTTATATTTGGTTGCAGTGATTCTACTGCATTTAATTATGATGCTGTTGCTAACACCGATAATGGATCTTGTATTCCAGTAACTCCTGGATGTACAGACCCAAATGCTTTTAATTACGATTTAGAGGCTAATACAGAGGATTTTTCTTGTATTGATATAGTATACGGTTGTACAGACGAAAACGCTTTTAATTATGACAGTTTAGCAAATACTGATAATGGTGGTTGTATTGATGTACTAGAAGGTTGTATGGATCCACTTGCACACAATTATGACGCTGTATATAATACAGATAACGGAAGTTGTTTGTATGACGCAGGTTGTATTGATGGACCTGGTGAACCTTACTGGTTAAACGATACGTGCTATTCTTGGGTTATTACTATAGACCCATATTGCTGTAATAACGAGTGGGATGATAAATGTCAACAAATATACTGGAGCTGTTCTTGGGATAGTCCATTAGATACAAGAGATCTACTTAGAGGACATAACGTAGTTATGTATCCTGTACCTGTAATTGATTATATAAATATACTAACAAATGGTAAGGTAGAAATTGTAGTTTACGACTCGTCAGGTAAGGTAGTAATACACGTAAAAGAAAAGTATACTAAAAAAGGTTTAAATCAATTAAACATGAGCTTATTAAATTCAGGAGTTTATTATTTCAGTGTAACATATCAAGGTGTAACTACTACTAAAAGCGTATTAAAGAAATGAAAAGATTAAAAGAATTTTTTACACCTGACGTTGCGTATTTATTATTCTGGTTAGTATTAGTTTTATTTTACGTTATATTTTTTACTATAGCAGCTCCTTCATGTAACGCTCAAGGATTACATAAGATATTTAAATACTCTACGTTTTACGCTGCAGTTAATGGTGGTACATCATTAGGTGATGATCAGATATGGTCTGTAACGTCTGGAACTTTAGAAGAAGACGTTATAGAAACGCCTTTTGACTACACGTTTTCTTTAGGTATTAGAAAGATAAAAAGATTTGGGTATGAGAACAGAGCCAACACTTTTTATAATGGTACAGAAAATTCTTATTCTGATGCCGCCACAATTGGTAGAGTTGATGGTTTTGAGTATTTATTTGAGGCTGATTTTGTAAGGCGTTTAGGTGTTAATTACACAAACCAACATCACTTTGTAAGATATGTTGCAGATAGTTGGGTAGCAAAAGTAGAGTACTTAGAAGACGGATTTGCTGATATAAAATACTTTGAAGCGTCAGAAAGATTTAGAATAAAAGTAAGGGAAGGCAAGCTTTCATTTAACGGGGGTTTAGTGCAGAGACTTGCCGAACCTTACGGGTTTAATCCTTTAGAGGATTGGATTTTAGATAATGGTACTCTTCATTACACTTACTTAGCACTTCAAGAGGGTTACTCTGTATCTTTAGATGGTGAGTATTTTTCTCCAGAAGGAGACCTTGTAGCAAACAGTCAAGCTGTATGGGAAGAGGTTGTTATACCCGAAGTTATAAATAATTATGTAGAAAAGCAAAGAAACTCTATATCTAATATAGTAGAGTACTCTGCTGTGCTAGGGTTAGACTATTATCATTTTACAAAAGATTTTTGGTTTCACACTTGGGGTAACATTATGCCTTATCACTTAGATACAGACAATGAATACTCTTATCATAAGTTTAATGAAGGCCAGTGGGTTGACTATTCTTTAGGTTTGATTTATGGTTACAGATTTAACAAAAGTTTTGGTATATTTGTAGAAGGCAAGTATAATAAGTACTGGAATAGAAAGTGGCACAACTTTAGCGTTGGCCTTAATTATGTAATATTTTAAAGATGGCGAAAGAATTAAACGAGGACACATCAGTCCAGGTAAGTATAAAAACTTTGGCAGGTATTGGTGTTGTTATGGCTGCAGCAATTAGTGGATGGTTTGTACTACAAGCTGATATAGCAGAAGCTAAAAAATTACCTCTACCTGCAGATCCTGAAATTACTCGTATGGAGTATGATATGAAAGATCAACTTATTCGTCAAACAATTATGTCTACACAGGATGATGTTAAAGAGATTAAAACTCAGATGCTTCGTATGGAAGACAAAATTGATAAATTAAAATGATAAAAATATTTTGTTTAGCGTTATTAATTACAACAATTGCGTCAGCTCAAATACAAAATGATAATCTTATTCACGTAGGTGGATCATATGTTATTAGCTCGATGACTGCTGCTATAATTTATAATAAAACAAAAAACAAAAAAAAAGCTTTAATTTGTGGTCTAGTTGTATCTTTAGTTTTAGGTGCGGGTAAAGAAGTTTATGATAATAGGTTAGGAACTAAAGATACTTGTACTGATTTACTTTCAAACACGATAGGATCTACATTAGGCATAGTAACTATTAAAATAGCAATATGAAAAAACTATTAATATTATTACTGTTTCCTTTAACAGCAATGTGTCAAGATTTTTCTGATGGTATGGTAGCTGTTGAGTTTAATGCTAGCTTTAATAAAACAAACGAAGTAACTTGGTTATCTAAATTAACAGATTGTGAAACTCAAAGAGTTGATATAGCAGCAGATTCAAGGTGGTCTAAAGAATACAAGATAGTAGTTGTTCCTACTATTGTTATATTCAACAATAATGAAGAAGTAAAAAGATTTCAGGCAAATATAATGATGACTATGGAAGCTACTCTAAAAGATGTACAAAACTCTATAGACGAAATAGTCATGGAAGCGTTTTAAATTTAAATTATGAAACTAAGTAAAAATTTCTCTCGTGCAGAGATAGAACACAGTAACACAGCAAAAAGATTAGGTATAAGCAATGAGATGTCGGAAAAACATTTGGAAAACATGCAAAGGCTCGTTGACAATCTTATACAGCCTATGCGTGACGCTATTGGTCCTATTAGGATTAGTAGTGGTTATCGTTCCCCGTCACTTAATCGTGCAATTGGCGGGTCATCTCGCAGCCAGCATAGCAAGGCTGAAGCTTTGGATCTTCAGTTTTGGGAAAAAGGTAAAATGAATAACAAAGTTATTTACGACTGGGTATTAGAGTCAGGTTTAGAATTTGATCAAATGATAAACGAGTTTGATTTTTCTTGGATACATATATCATTAAAAAAGAACAGTAATAGAAAGCAGGTTTTAGAGGCTTACAAAGATGATGAAGGAGATACTGCTTATAGATTAGCGTAATTATGAGTAAGTTATTAAATTTTCTAAGTGGAGGAGTTGTTAAGCAGGTTGGTGATGTAATTGACAATCTAAGCACGTCTGAAGAAGAAAGATTAGAGGCAAAGCGTAAGATGGAAGAGGTTCTTATGCAGGCTGAATCTCAAGCACAAGAACAGGTTACTAGACGTTGGGAAGCAGATATGAAGTCTGATAATTGGCTTTCCAAGAACATTAGACCTTTAATATGTATATTTTTAACTGCAATTTTTGTAGTTTTGTCAGTGTTTGATGGGAACGCAGGAGGCTTTGAAATTCAAGAGAGTTATATTCCTATATATCAAACGTTATTAATAACAGTATATGGAGCTTACTTTGCTGGTAGGTCTATAGAGAAAATAAAGAAAAACTAAGATGGCAGATTTAAAAGGAAGGTCAATAGCATCTTCATATAAAAACTTACTTCAATCTTCAAGCGAGATTTCTAGTACCAATTTAAAACAAATACAAAGTGGTTCAGGAAATGCGTTAGCTATGAAGTTGTCGACAGATAAGGCTGTTTTTACAAAGGTAGGAATTGGTAATACAGGTACTGTACCTGATGGTCTTTTACATATAATGTCTACCTCTGCTGGTACAGTTACTGCTAGTTCTCTTGCTGATGAGGCTGTATTAGAATCTTCAGGTTCTTCTGGTTTATCTATACTATCAGGCTTATCCTCTACAGGTAATGTTTATTTTGGTGACGCTAACGATAACGATGTAGGTAGAATATCTTACGATCATTCTAGCGACTCATTTAGTTTTACAACTAATGGCTCTACAGCGATGACTTTAGACAGGAACTCTAACCTTAGGGTTAATGGTACTGTTTCTCAATCAGAAGATAGATATAGACTTGAAGAGTATTTTCACCAACTTCCTTACAAGGATATTCAAAGTACTGAGGTTACTCAGTCTAGTAGTGCTACAACTACTGTAACTAGTCATACAAAACATGTTAGGATCACCACTGTAGCTAACGATTTAGCTGCTAATGACTCTCAAGAGTTTCAGCTTACAAATAATATGATTCATGACAAGTCTCATGTTTTAGCAGTTTTAGTTGATACAAGTGCAACTGTAGCTGATAACGCTACGGTTAACGTAATGGCTCATGATATAGCAGATGGTAACTGTAAGATTAGAATATCTAACGGTGGGGTAGACATTGCTAGCATGACTTTTGAAATTCAGGTTACGGTTGACCCTCATATAGATGCTAACGCACATTGGTGTTTAACAGGAACTAACTCTAAAGACAGTGTTGTTAAATACAGTAGTGCAATTGCAGGTTCGTTTTATGAAACTGGCAATTCAGATAATGATCAAATAATACTTCAGCCTAAAATTACAAATCTAGGTAATAATACTGATTTACAAAATGTTAGTCCTTGGAGAAATATTAACTTTCATTCGCAGTATCAAACTGAGTTAAATGTTTCTATAGCTACTTACACTGACATTACAAATCAAGCTATATGGGCTGGAATGAAAGCGTCTAATGTAGGTGCTTATGCTACAGATGCAGATCAAGCTTATTTCTTGTATGCTACTGATGATGATTTAGGAGCTTTAACAACAAACGGTAATCTTCATTTTGTATATAGTATAGGTGGCGTTGATTATATAACAGATTTAGGTGTAACAGTTACTGCTGATACTGTTTATAGATTAAGAATTGCTTTTGATGAAAATAGAAAGATTAGTGTTTTTGTAAATAACATTCAGTACGGTTTAACTTCTACACCAACAACAACAACTGCAGGTGGTGTAACTGAATCTGTATCTACTGCAAAATCTTTAGCTATGACATCTGGTGCTAATTTAACTCCTGTTGTAGGTCTTCAAACTTTAGAGGCTGTAACTAAATATTTTAGAGTTGCGTTTATAAAAATATCAAGAACTTTATCATAATTAAATTTAAATTAAATACATATGGATTCAGTAAACCCTATTATAAGGAAAATAACTATAGGGGACTTAAAGCAAGGACTTACCTATCAAGTAGGTCAAAAGATGCTTGGAGGTTCTCTAGAGGTAACAGCTATTATACAAGACGAGGCGGCTTGGTATAAACATCAACAGGTAGTGTATGATGTATACATAAAGAAAGATGGTGAGGAGTTTTCAAGACCTTGGAAAAGGTTTTTCTCTCAACCCACAGCTATAGAATATAACACTGCAGTACTGGAAGAAGAGTACGAGGTTAAGTAAAAAAAAGAGTAAACTTAAATATAAGCAAAAATGAAGCCAATTAAAGACGTCTACTGGATAGAGGTAGAAAAAGAAACAGAGGATACTATAATGCTAAATGGTGTAGAATTGTACAGAGATACATCTTACGACCCTATGAAGTTAGCAAGACAGTATGGTACGGTGTATAAAACACCAATGCAGGACACTAAAGAAACAGGAATACAGGAAGGTGATAAAGTTTGGTTTCACCATTTTATAGCAACACCTGTAAACCTTGTTAAACATGCCGATAAAGATAATATATATCAAGCTTTTGCAGAGCAGATATATCTTATACAAAGAGGCGAAGAGTACATTCCTGTAGGACACTGGAATTTTATGGAGCAAGAGATGAAAGAGCCAGAGCAATCTGAGTCTGGAATACTTCTAGAGACTTCAGCATCTGAAGTTGAACTTCATGGTAAGGCAGTTATAATAACTGACTGGATGAAAGAGCAGGGTGTAGCTGAGGGAGATAGAGTTATGTGGAGCGAGAACTCTGAGTACGACATGGATATAGATGGAAAGAAACTTCTTCGTATGCGTAACTTTGATGTATTAGCTGTATATGAAGGAGCAGAATAGAGATTATGCCCTTAAGACTTTAGAGAAGTTAATAGAGGCAAGTAAAGGAGCTGTAGATCTTCTTATAGAGGAGATAGGTAAACCTTTGATAGAGGAAGATGACGCTAAAAGAAGACAAGCTATAAAAGCAAAAAGAGAATGCTTTGAAGACTGTCAAGAAATTCTTTTAGGAATAAAAAACCTTGAGGATAAAATCAAGGAAGGTGAATCCTTAATAGAAGAGAAAAAAGACTTTAAAGGGTCTTTTGCTGAAAGGTATGCAAAAAAGTGATGCTATATATCTTATAGAGGGTAGTGAGGGAGAGATCTTAGAGTTTGATAACTTAAAGATAGTTTTGCCTAAAAAGCCTAGGTTTAAAAAAGATATACTGTATCATAACCTCCCTAAGAAACAACAAAGGTGGACTAGAGAGGATATACCAAAGGGTTTAACAAGGGATAACGCTTCTGACTATGTTGACTATATAGAAGAAGAGTTTAGACGTAGAAGAGAGGGTTTGTGGTTTTATAATAACGGAACCCCCACTTATATTACTGGATCGCATTATATGTTCATTCAGTGGAGTAAAATAGATGTTGGTTTTCCTGATTACAGAGATGCTAACAGAACGTTCTTTATTTTTTGGGAAGCGTGTAAAAACGACAAGAACTCTTACGGGATGTGTTTCCTTAAGAACAGACGTAGTGGTTTTTCATATATGGCAAGTAGTGAGATAGTTAATCTAGCCACTCAAGTTTACGATAGCAACTTTGGTTTATTATCTAAAACAGGTGCTGATGCTAAAACTATGTTTACTGATAAGGTAGTTCGTATATATAGAAACTACCCGTTCTTTTTTCAACCTATACAAGATGGTTCTAGTAATCCTCGTGTAGAGCTAGCATTTAGAGAACCTGCTAAAAAAATTACTAAGAATCAAAAGCATATAGAAAAGTCTGAAGCTTTAAACTCTATAATAGATTGGAGAAACACAGCAGACAACAGTTATGATGGTATGAAGCTTAAACTTCTTATACATGATGAGGCTGGTAAGTGGACAGGGCAAAACTCTATTAAGAAAAACTGGGGTGTAACTCAAACTTGTTTACTACTAGGTAGAAAAGTTGTAGGAAAGTGTATGATGGGGTCTACTGCTAATAAACAACAAGATGGTGGTGCAGAGTTTAAGGATATATTCTACAACTCTGATATGGGAGAGAAAGATCTTAATGGTAGAACCAAAAGTGGATTGTATAAGTTATTTATACCTGCTTTTGATAACCTAGAAGGGTTTATTGACGAGTATGGATATAGCGTTGTAGACACTCCAAAGACTCCTGTAATGGGAATTGATGAGATGTCTATTGACACTGGAGCTAAGGATTACATACAAAACAGAAGAGACGCTTTGAAGAATGATACAACAGCGTTATCAGAATTTAAACGTCAGTTTCCATTTACTATAGAGGAGGCGTTTAGAAATGACACACAAAGTTGTATATTTGATGTCGAGAGAATTTATCAACAGATGGATTACAACGAAGTTAATAATACTCCTACAACAAGGGGTGAGTTTGTTTGGAAAAATGGCGTACAGGATAGCGAGGTTATGTGGATACCTCACAGAAAAGGCAAGTGGGAAATTACTTGGGTTCCAGACGCTGAAAATCAAAACGTTGTATCTTCTAGGTTTAGTAAGAAGTTTCCTGGTAGGGCAGATCAACTTGTTGCAGGTTGTGACCCTTATGACCATGATACGACTACCGATGGTAGAAGGTCTGATGCTGCTGCTCACGTGTTTCATAAGTTTAGCATGTCAAGTGACGCTTCTATGCAGTTTGTATGTGAGTACATTAATAGGCCACCTAAGGCAGAAATATTTTACGAAGACATGATTAAGATGTGCGTATTTTATGGGTGTCAAATATTAGTAGAGAATAACAAGGTAGGAATACTAAAGTATTTTGAGAATAGAGGATACTACGAGTACTTGATGGATAGGCCAGATATGACGCACACAGAGTGGAGTAGAGGAAAGCAAAAGACAAAAGGTATACCTGGATCAGGTGCTGCAGTAATAAACGCTCAAGCGGAGGCTATAGCTACCTACATATATGATCACGTAGGGTATAACGCAGACACTGGGGAAATTGGTAGATGTTTTTTTAACACTCTTCTTGATGATTGGAGTAGGTTCGAGATAGATAACAGAACAAAGTACGATGCTAGTATATCGTCTTCATTGGCTTTACTAGCGTCACAGAAATATATAAAACCTAAAAAAGAATTAAAGGTATCATCTCCTTTAGTTAAAAGATATAGTAACAAAGGAATGTTTAGCAAACAAATAAAGACATGATGTTCAATAAACAAAAAGATAAATTAAATGGTTACCCATCACCTTTAGCCTCTAACGAAGAAAAGGCTACTAAGGAGTATGGTCTTGAGTATTTTAAGACGATGTACTACGAGTGGCATAACAATGGTGATGTATACTTTAGAGATCGTAAGATGCGATATAATCGTAACAGGTCTTATGCTGAAGGTAATCAAGATGTAGGTAAGTATAAGGATTTACTTGACGTTCAAGGAGACTCGTCTTACCTTAATATAGATTGGACTCCTGTATCTGTTGTTCCTAAGTTTGTTGACGTTATTGTTAACGGAATGGTTAATCAAGAATATGACGTAAAAGCAAAGTCTATTGATCCTGTAGCCACTAATAAAAGATTAGAAAAGAAAAAACAAATGCTTGGAGATATGTTATCCAAGGATTTTTTAGAATCTTTAGAAGATGAAACTGGCATACCTTTAGCACCAAATGGTTTTGTAGCACAAAGCTCTGAAGAGGTAGACATGTTTATGGCTCTTAACTATAAACAAAATGTTGAAATAGCGTTAGAAAAAGCTATTGAGTATACGCTTGATAAAAATGATTTTGACGAAGTAAAAAGATACATGATACGTGATTTAGTAGTACTAGGTTTATGTGCTGCTAAGGTTGATTTATCACCTATAAATGGTGTTAAAATACGACACGTAGACCCTGCTAACCTTATCACTTCTTTTTCTGCTAAACCAGATTATAAAAATATACGTCACGCAGGTGAGGTATACTCTATGACTATTGCTGACTTAAAGCAACAAGCAGGAGACGAGTTTAGTGAAGATGACTATATTAAAATAGCTAAAGAATACGCTGGGAAAAACAATAACCCATCAAACTATGGTACTCAAGCTTATTTTGATAATGGTAACGAAACTTACGACTACGATAAGTTTAGCGTAAATATATTAGATGCTGAGTTTATTACAAGTCACTCTTTAAATTACGAGAAAAAAGAAAATAGATTTGGTGGATACTCTGTAAACAAAAAGCCATCTAACTATAAAAAACCTAAGAAGTCTAAAACTAAAAGAGAAGATATAGGCTCTACAGTTAAAGTAATATATAAAGGTAAGTACATTGTAGGTACAGATTATATATTTAACTATGGTATGATGAAAGATATGCCTAGACCTAAGTCTAACTTGTCTGAAACAAATCTTTCTTATATCATATATCAACCTAATCTTTACAAGATGAAGAGTCGTTCTTTAGTTGATAGAATGATTCCTTTTGCTGACCAGATACAGTTAGCACACCTTAAGATACAACATGTCCTTGCTAAGTCTAGACCTAAAGGTGCGGCTTTTGAGATAGGTTCTTTAGAAAACGTATCTAAGGGAGATGGTGGTACTTTTACTCCTATGGAGCTTCAAGAAATATACGATCAAACTGGTAATATATATTATAGACGTATAGATGATGAGGGTCAAATGACTGGAGCTATGCCAATACAGGAATTAGAAAATGGTATAGGTCGAGATTTCAACACTCTTATTGGAGTTTATAATCATAATATGCAGATGATTCGTGACGTGACTGGTGTGAATGAGGCACGAGATGCTTCTCAGCCATCTAGTGAAGCACTTGTGGGTGTTCAAAAGCTAGCTTTATTGGCTTCTAACAACGCTACTAGAGATGTAAACGATGCTTACCTTAATGCTACTAGAAGATTATCTCAATGTATATCTATGAGAATGCAGGATCTTATTAACTATAAAGGTCTTCACAGTATGTACTCTAATGTTATTGGTGATACTGCTATGCATAGTATAGATATGATGAAGAAGTTGTCTATACATGAGTTTGGTATTACTTTAGATGTCGCACCAAGTGAGGAAGAAAAGCAACTTATGGAACAAAACATTCAAGCATCTTTAGCTCAAAAAGAGCTTAGGCTTGAAGATGCTATAATGATTAGGTCTATTAGAAATATAAAGATGGCTAATCAAATGCTTATCTTAAGAAGAGAGAAATACAGACAAGAACAAGAAGAACAAGCTAGACAAGCATCTGAGCAAAACGCACAGTTACAACAACAGTCTGCTCAACAAGCTGCACAACTTAAACAACAAGAAATGCAGTCAGAAATGCAAATAGAGCAGTCAAAGATACAATCTAAAGCTCAGGCAGAGATGCAGTTAAAACAACTTGACTACGAACTTAAAGAACAGTTTGAGCAGGCTCAACATGAAAGAAGACTAAGAGAAATAGAACTTGGCAACCTTGGTAAAGAGGGTGCTGCAAATATTCAAGGAGAAGTTCGTAAATCTGTTCAACAACAGTCTGCTATGAATCAATCTCAGATGATTGAACAGAGACAAGGCAAGAGAGGTCCTTTAGAATAGTCATTAAATAATTGGTATATATAAATTAAAAAGTTATATTTGCGAAAATAACTAAGTTAAATTTAAGACAATGGATATAAGAGATGAATTAGTAAAACAGTTTGGAGGAGAGGTTGTACAACCTGAATCTAAGCAAAATATCGTTGACTTGACTGGTGATGAAAACCAAGCAGTCGAGTCAGAGCAACCTGTAACGAAAGAGCAATCTAACGTTATAGACTTGACAGGAGAAGAGAGTTCTTTAAATACTGAGGAAACTACTAACGTTGAGGAACAACCTCAAACTAGTCAACCACAAGAGGGTGAAGAAATCAGTGATGAGCAAATTCTCAAACACCTTAGCGAAAAGCTTGGGCGAGAATTAACATCTTATGATGATCTTAACACAACTGGTGAACAAACAGAAAGCAATGACTTTGCTAGCGAGCAGCTTCAAGTTATTAACGAGTACGTTAAAAACACTGGTCGTACAGTTCAAGATTACCTAAACACTCAAACGGTTGATTTAACCAACGTGTCTGATGACGCTTTAATGATGGAGTATCTAAAAATAGATAATCCAAGTTTAACTGATGCAGAGTTAAATGATTATATGGCGACAACGTACAAAACAGACAAAGAGGCTTATAGTGAGAGGGAGACTAACGCTGGTAAGGTTCAACTTATGAAGGACGCTAAAACTGCTAGAGACTACTTTAATAAGGTTAAGGAGGATTACGCTATGCCTGTAAAGGCAGATGATCCTGCTGTATCTGAAGCAGAGAGAAGTGAATGGTTGTCTAAAATGGAAGGGACAGTTAATGACCTAGAAGGTTTGACTTTTTCTATGAATGACAAAGGTGATGAGTTTGTTTATAATCTAGATGACGAAGCTCGTCAGGAGATTAAAGGGTATAACTCTAACTTAGAAAACTTCTTTGATAAGTACGTTAATGAAAGTGGTGACTGGGACTTTGACGCTCTCAATACAGATATGTACATCTTAAACAATATAGATAAGATTGTTAGAGGTGTCGCTAATCAGTACAGAAGCAAAGGAACAGAAAGCGTAATTAATGAGATTAAGAACCCTTCGTTTACACAAGATAAACAAGGTGCTCCTCAGAAGAAAGAGTCAACTATCGACATGTTAAGACGACAAATTCTTGGTTAAGAAAAAATAAATTAATTATCATTTTAAAAATATAAAAAAATGGCAAGTGTAAATATCCCTAGTGGTTTATTGGCTACACCTTCTAGTGTAGCTAGAGCTACTACTTCAAATTACATTTCTACAGCAAACCTTATTGAAGGTGGATCAGCAGGTGAAGAAATTCACAAGCGTGATGTAGATGAACAATTAATAAAACGATACGGTAAGCAAGGTATTACTGGATTATTAGAGCTTTTAGGTTCTAAAAAAGAAACTTCAGCTCAAACTTTTGAGCACTATGAAGAAGCTCTTTTGCATAATACTTTTAGTGGTACTCTTTCTAGTGGTACTTTAACTGTAGCTGCAGGAGACTTAAATGACTCATACTCTGCTTTAAGAGTTGGTGATTTATTATTAGTTAGTACAACTGGTGAAATTCTTTATGTAAAATCAGGTTTATCTCAACCAGATAACACTGCTACTGTAGTAAACATTGCAGATAATGGTAATGGTACTGATTTTAGTGGAAAGTCTGTTTCTATAATTGGTAACGCTTTTGCAGAAAAAACTGGTCAACCTGAAGGTTTAACACCTCGTGTTCACCACTATTCTAATAAGTGTCAAATTATTAAAGAATCGTTTGTAGTTTCAGGTTCTGAAGCAACTAACGCTATTTATGTAAAAGTAAACTCTCCTGAGCATGGTTCAGGTTACTTATGGTACTTAAAAGGTGAGGCTGATACTTATCAAAGATTCCAAGATTATGCTGAAATGCAGTGTTTATTAGGAACTACTGCTTCAGGTAGTTTAGTTGATGCTAACTCTAATGCTATTGTTACTACAGAAGGTCTTTTACCATTTATTGAAAACAAAGGTCAATCTATGGATCTTGGTTCTTCTGCTATTACTATGGCTGATTTTGATGCTGCTGTTAAGTCTTTAGACAAGTATCGTGGTTCAAAAGAGATGGCTCTTTACGCTGGTATCAACTTATCTTTAGATATTGACGACTTATTAGCTGCACAAGGAGCTTATGCTGCTGGTGGTGCTAACTATGGTACTTTTGCAAATAACAAAGACATGGCGTTGAACTTAGGTTTCAACTCGTTCTCTCGTGGTGGTTATACTTTCCATAAGAAAACTTATGACTTATTCAACCGTCCTGACTTATTAGGTGCTGATGGATTTAACTACAATGGTTACGGTATGTGTATTCCTATGGATTCACAAAAAGATGCTAAATCTGGTGAGAAAATTCCTTCGCTTCGTATTCGTTACAAAGCTGCGAATGGTTACTCTCGTGAGATGGAGCACTGGTTAACTGGTGGTGCTATTCTACAAAACAAAACAGATCAAACTGATGAGTTACGTTGTAACTACCGTACTGAGCGTGGTTTTGAAGGATTTGCTCCTAACCGTTTCTTATTGTTTAAGAAATCATAATTAATATAGATAGATGGAGGGGAGAAGGTCTTCCCTCCTAAATCTTTTAAAAAAAAATAATTATGAGAGAAAAATATGTTTATTTTCAACACAATTCTGCAGCTAGTAGAAGCTTTACCCCTGCGGGTTCTGATAATATTACAGTTACTGCTGTTGATAAAACCGCTAGAGGTAACCTTGTTAGTATTCAAGTTAGGCATGATGATGCCGCTGGTACTGTAACGGTAACAGATAAAGCAATTAGAATTGGAGTTGGTGGAGGTGCCGACCAGGGAGCTGATAATATTTTAACAGCTTTTAATGGAAGTGCTGAAGCTACTGCCTTAGCTTCTATGACTGTTACTGGAACTGCTCATGTAGGTTCTACTTACGATAGCGGTCAATTGTTTTTATCAGGTGGTGAATTAGGGGTTTCGTTTCCTTTAAGTTCTTTTGCTGGGATGCACCCAACAGATGACGATGATTTAGTTTTATATTTTAAATCTTTGAAAAACTTTGACGGAACAACTTCTGGAGCTAATCAGGTTGTCAAATCTGATAGCGTTAAACTTAAGTTAATAGATGGTAATTCTATTAGAGAGGCTATGGACGATATATGTAAAGCTTTTAATTCATCTAGAACAAGACCATTTGATATTGTTATAGGTGATAATAGAGCTGATGATGTTCAAAAAATTTCATCATACATTTCTAGTGTAGAAGTAACAACTATAGACGGTGCTAATACTTAAAATATAAAAACATGAACGATAAATATTTATACTTTAGAAAAGGACCAGCTTTAGCTGATGATGACGATAAGAGCAATTCTTGTTGTTTTCCTTTATCTTCTTTAAGTGGTATGCACCCTTCATCTGATACTACGTTAACATTAGCCTTTAAGTCTATGGTAAACCATGATGGGTTTACTCATGGAGCTGATGAGGTTATTGTATCTGATTTAGTTATATTAACAATAGACGCCAACAATCATAGAGATGTTATGCAATCTTTGGTTGATCTTTTTTCTTCAAGGCAAAAAGATGGTATGCTTGTTATAGCTGATGTAGTTACTGGAGATTTTTGCAACAGTTTAATTACAGGAGTGGATACAATAACTATAGATGAAGCTAACGCAGAATAAAAAATAAAAAAAATGGAAGAAGTTTATTTATACTTTAGAGATTGTGCTACAAACGCACTAGATGATGACAAAGGAACATCTTGTTTATTTCCTCTTTCTGCTTATTCAGGAATGAGATTTACAAGTGCTTCTGGAGTAAACAGTGTTACGTTATACTTTAGATCTATGCTTAACAATTTCGGTTATGACGAGGAAGCTGACAAAGAAGTTGTTTCAGATTTTGTTCAAATTGATTTAAAAAGTACAGCAACTGCTAGAGAATTTAGAGAAGATTTTAATGAAGCTATTGATTCAGCTAAAATGAAATTACGAGGTAAGTTTTTAGTTATTGGAGATAATAACGCTGAAGCAGTTTCTGATGATGGAAGTACTGGAACTCAATACTTTTCTACAACTATAGATCATATAGAAGATATTTCTATACATAATATAGGAGTAGAATAGTATTAATATATTTACTGGAAGGGGCTGGTCCCCTTCCTTTTACAAACTTTAAGTTAATTTTAGAAAATAATTATTATGTCACCGACAAAAACACGTAAGGCTGTAACGCCTCCAACATCTACAAAGGTCGAAGCTAAAGCTCCCGTAGTAGAAAAAAAATTCACTCCTAGATTTACTAATAAACAACAAGAATATAAGCCTACTACTTATGTTTTAAATGTTAAATCTAAAAATCCTAGAACTGGAATGCCCCAATATCCTGTTGTTTCTTTACTAAAAGCTGAGGACGTTATATTTGATCCCGTATCAGGACAAAATAGAAAAATAAGATATGTTCCTGGTGAATCATCTATATTTGCTGATGAGCAGCCAGAAACAGCTAAAATGAGAGAGCCTATTGCTTTTACAAATGGATTTATATTTGTAGATCATACCAACCCTACTCTTAAAAAATATCTAGACACTTGTAATGCTAATGGAAGTAATCCTCATAGAATTAAGTCTAAAAACGTATTATTTACCTTAAAAGACGATCAAAAGTCTGCACAAGATAAAATAGAAGAAGTAGGTAAAACTATGGATGCTGTACAAGCTGCTCTTAAAATGCCTTTAAATGAGCTTATAGGGTACGCAAAAGTATTAGGTATTAAAACTAATAAGAGTGTAGATGAAATTCGTTGGGATATGAAGATCCAAGCAGAGAAAAATCCTAAAGCTTTTTTATCAGGTATGAATGATCCTCGCACAGAGATGAAGCAACTTCTATTAATGGCTGAGGAATCAGGTATTATCTCTATGAAGAAAACAGGTGTAACTTGGACAAACTCAGGTAATACTATATGTGTCCCTGCAATTGGAGTTAAGCCTATCGAAAGGATGGTAGACTTTTGTTCTGAAGGTGAGGGAGAGCAGATATACTCTGAAATAGAGCGTAGGCTAAAAGCACTTAATGTATAATGTATTAATGCTATATATACAAGAGGGGGACTTAACGGTCTCCCTTTTTTTTGTTATAAGGATTTATTTCGTACTTTTGTTAAGCAATAAAACATACAATAATGACGATTGATGAAATATATAGACTGGTACAAACCTTTGCTAATAAAGAGCAGAGAGGGTTTATAACACCGTCTGACTTCAATCTTTTGGTAAAGCAAGCTGAGTTAGAGCTATTAAACAAGAGGTTGAGTATAGTACAAGAAAAGTCTCAACCTAAAAAGGCAGGAGGATTTATAGAGGAGTCTCTAACCCCTGAAATGGCGGAGCAGGATATAGCTCCTTTTTTAATATCAAATAGGTTTAATGCTACTTTATCTTCAGTTGCGACTGGATATTCAGAAAAAGAGGTTACCCTTACTAGTGATGTTCTTTTGATAAAGGAAATTTTCATACTAGCAGAGGAAAGCTCTAGCATAAACTCTCACATACCTTTAGAGATAGTTAAACCTGAGGATATAAATAAAGTACTTAGAAGTAGTTTAGTTAAGCCTTCAATGGATTTCCCTATAGGTCTTATGAGTGGCTCTCCTGTGAATGGGGGGTTAAAGATAAAAGTGTTTCCTGACAGTATAAGTCACGTAATGGTTTATTATTATCACATGCCACAAACACCACCTCAATGGAATTATGTTACTATTGCTGGTAAACCTGTGTACGATCCTTCCAACTCAATTCAATCTAGGTTCCCTGCTAGGGTTCATGGTGAGATTGTAGTTAAGGTGTTAGAGTATCTTGGTGTAAACTTAAGAGAGGCTCAACTGGTTCAGTACGCTCAAAGTAACGAAGTAAAAGCAGATAGTTAATTATGGCAATAGATTACACAACAATAGAAGAGATTGTTAACGACTTTCAGTTAATGATTGACGATACATCTTACGATAAAGAAGCTAACATATATCAATTAAGATTACTAGCATTACAAGGCTTGAGAGAGCTTACGTTTGACGTTGAGCAAAAAGTTAAGACTACTACACTTGCTGTAGACTCTACAACACTTCAGTGTACTTTACCTGCTGATTACGTAAAACTAAACAGAGTTGGCTATAAAGGTGATAACGGAGACTTTCACCCTTTAGGTAGTAATCCTAATTTAAGCTTAGATGCTAGTGTGACATCTCAAGTTGGGGATAGTTCTTATGATGAGAACAACCCTTACTACCATACAGATATAGGTAAGAAATTCGGTGTAGGTGGAGGAAAGAATGTTTTAGGTTACTACAGAATTAACAGACAGGATGGTACTATAAACTTTTCTTCAGATGTTGCTGGTAAGACAGTATTTATGGAGTATATATCTGATGGCATTACTTCAACTCCTGCTAGAGATCATATAATAAGGTTTACAATGAAGCACCCTCTTGCGTTGCAGAGTTTTGCTTCTAATGTTGATTCTAGTTTTGGTATAAGTAATAATGTATCAATTAAAATACCAAATTTAAGTGGAGGTGCTGATTCATACACTTTTATAGATAACGGATTAACACCTTTTAGTGATCTAAGCACTCCTCCTTCTAAGTATGACGTTTACGCTAACCTTACCCTTAACAATGGTGTTATAGACACTTCAATAGAAATAGCTCAAGCCTTAACAGATGTTATAAATGAAGGTCATCCAAAATATGGTATTCCTCCTGCAAACCCAAATGTAAAAGCTTCTAATATTGCTTCTAAAGTTACCGTAACTATTAGTAATTTAACATCACCTCCCCTAAGTTTTTTTGACGATAGTTTTACGACAAATTTAGGTATTTATGTAATATTAGGAGAGGAGATTCAAGGCTTTCACTCTGTTGAAAGTCAAGAGGTAGTTCAACTAGGTTCTGCAGGAGATGTTCCTAAAGTTCATAAATTTTGTGAGGAAGCTTTAAGATCTTACATGTACTATAAGTACATTCAAAGAAAGCGTGGTATTCCTGCTAACGAAAAGCAGATGGCTAAAAGAGCTTACTATAACGAGAAAAGATTAGCTAGAGCTAGAATGATGAACTTCAACAAAGAGACTGCGATGTTGACATCTAGAAAAGCATTTAAGCAATCTCCTAAAATATAACACAACATGGCTCAAGATAAAAGAACGTTTTTGGGTGGTATGAATAAAGACGTTGACAATCGTCTTATTAAAAACCCAGACTACATAGACGCTTTAAATATTAGAGTTGCTTCGTCTACTGACGGAACTATTGGGGCTGTAGAAAATATAGAGGGAAACGAAGAAGTTCCTTTTGAGTTTTACTCTGAAGGGCAGGACTCTTTATTCGTTAACGATAACGGTTTATATCAGCAGGTTAACCCTGCCACTGTTTTTTATCAAAAGGTTATAAGAATACAGGGATGGGAGTCGGTAAATCAAAACTATAGTTTTACGTTATACTCTCTTACTGATAATGGTGATAGCAGTGGTTATGGCACAATACCTATAGGTCAGTTTAGTTGGACTGGTAATGAAGCTCGTACTGCTACAACTCAGTACTTATACTCTCAGTTTAGTGGTGTTGGTGGTCTTAATACTGGTATAAATGTTTACGATATTAACACTAACGCTCAGTACACAGCAAGTGTTAAGTTGTTATCTTTTGGGCAAAACTCCTTATTAAGTGGAGGGTACTTAGATATAGTAATTCAGTGTGACGTTGCTGGTGTTGACTTTCACCTTGGTGCGTCAGCTAATTACGAGTCAGATGGTGGGTTAAGAAGTGCACCTGGACCTAGCCCTTCTGCTCAATTTACATACACTTTTGATCAAGACTCTAGCATACCAATAACATCTAGTGGAGATGCTAGTATATCTTTATTATCATCTTTTGAAACAGGTGGTTTGTACAATGCTGATGCTAATGATGATGGTATTTTAATCAGCCCTGAAGGTCAAATATACGAAATGGGTAATAGGACTGTATGGAAAATTACATTTGAAGGAGATCAACCAACCTCACCTACAGCTTTTGACGATGTTACTATATACTCTTATAGAGAAAATCTTGTTACCGCACTCTCTAATATGGAGTATGATTCTCTGCCTTTTTTAACTATTAAATCAGATTTTTTTGATACTAATGCTGAGTTTGAATTTGACTCTACCAAAACTAGTTTTTCAAAGTACTTGATTGATCAGTTTTCAGAAGATAAAGCTGTTTTATGTAATGGCTTACCTTTAGATTTTTATTTAGGTTCTGATAATTTCTTTTTAACCTTTTCAGGACAAGATGAGTTTAGTTCTGATTCGGACTCTCGTAGTGTTATTATTTATGGTCCTGTAGGAGTTAATTTTAAGTTAGCTTTAGCAGACTCTTCTGAATCTTTACATAATGTTTTAGACCCTAATCAAGATGTTGAAGACTCAATTGATACAGCCTCGATATTTAATAATAATAGTATTATTAGGCTTCAAAACTTACAGATAGCACAAAACTCTATTAACATCACTGACTCTATAACTAATCATATTAATGATTTAGAAACTAACTTGAGTATTTCTGAGGGTTCTTTGGCAGTTGCTATAAATAATCTAGAAGAGCAATCTGTACAGTATGATAATTTACAACAAGACCTTGAAGATCAAATAGCCTTAACTTCTGCTGCTGAAGCTCAGGTAGACGGTCTTCAAGCTGATAATAGCACTCTTCAAAATAGTATAAATCAATTAATTACTGACTATCAAAATCTTGAAGGAGTAAATGACTTTTACCTTCAAAATTTAAATAATTTAGATCAGGCGTTAATTACTTTAAATGAAGCTGTTACAACTTTAAATTTTGGGCTAACTGAGACTATGGTTTCGATTCCACAGATTAGTATAGATGGACTTGAAACACAGATTCCAGACGTTGGAGCACCTGTAAATTTCAACGAGTTAGCTTCAAATACCATACAACTAATTACTTCTCAAGTTGTAGTTCAAAATAGTTATAATGCTTTTATAGCTGAATTTAATGAAACATTTGAAGATGAGATAAATGATACAGAATTTCATACTCAAGTAACTGATACTATTAATCTAATAATAGTTGTTGAAGATATTATTGCTAATATAACAAGTAGTTTTGAAGGTGAAATAGGGGATATAATATCAGATTATGAATCACAAATAAATACTTTAAATCAAAACCATGCAAATACTTTAGCAGCAGCAGCTAGTTCTAGCGAAGATGAGCTAGAGGATATAACAAACGCATATAATGCACATGTTGAACAGTTAAATGATGACCATGCAGCTCAGATTGCAAATCTAAACACTACTATTGGTGATTTAAATATAGATGTATCTAGCTTACAAGAACAATTAGATAACTCAAGAGCGACTATTGATAATTTACAAGCAATTATTGATAACCTTGTAATTTCTGACTTAATATCTAGGCAAGTTTTGGATAACACACACAGTACTTTTACATCTATAGACAGCCTTTATAATAATACTTTAAGTTTATACAATACTCTTTCAGTAACTAATCAGGTTATTCATGAGGAAGATTTTGGGACAGTAAGTAGTTTTAAAAACGATTGGAATTTATATGATAATGTACTTCAACCCTCTTCTTCTCCTAACAAACTTTTAAGCTATGGCCATGGTAACACTATTGTATTAGGAGAAAATCCTTCTGGTTACGAGTTTACTGGGTATTTAAAAATGCCTACTAATCCTGACACTTACTCTGCTGTTAGGCTTCCATGGTCTAAATTTGATAACTCTTCAGCGTGGCAGGTTGGTAGTGAGATGACTATAAGTATTGAGTTTAATGTTGTTAATACGTCTACTGGTCCTGGAGCAAATCCTTTACCATCAGGCTACGAGGTTCTAGTAACAAACGAGTGGGATAATGGTCCTGATGGTTTTGTAGATCAACCACCGCATGCGTTTCAAGAAAGCTATGATGTAACTATTAATTCAAGTGTAAACCCTAACCCTTTTACTCACACTTTTGAGGTTGTTAATGATGGAGGCTCTAGCTTTGATAACAGGTTAAAAAATATTACTATAATAGCTCCACCTACAAACTCAGATATTGAGGTTAGAATAACAAACGTAAGAGTAAGCAACGACTCTCAGGAGATGTTTGCTTTTTCAAATATTGAACCTGCTAACAATACTAGGGAAGATTACCTTATTTTGCACTCACAAATTGAAAATGTAATTGTAGGGTTTGACGCTTCTGGTGAAGAGTCTATAGAAGATTTCTTTAACACTACAGACGATTATCAAGAGTTTTTAGGGAAACTTATACCTGGATATACAGATGGGAACTCTTCTCTGCCAGCATTACTTGACGCTTTTACAGCAGAGGTTGTTGCGTTTACTTCTAGTGTGCAAGATCAATTTGCTTCTAGATTAGAGTTGTATGTTAACGCTTTAGGTGCTGACACATCAAACTTAGGTTCAAATATAAATAATGCCTTTCAACAAATTATTGAACAATCAAATGAAATTAATGATCTGCAGGCTGAAATAAATATTTTAAATGATCAACTTTCTACTGGTCTTGATAGTATGACTGGTTTGCTTGATGGACCTAATTTTGTGACAACTCTTTATAATATTGTTGGTCCTGAACCAGCGTTAGGTCAACCTCTTTTTGGCGGCACTACAGGGCAGGCAAACTACAGTGTTAGTACCTCATATTATACTATTCCTTCTGAGGGAGTAGGTTTTATTCCAAGATGGAGAATTAACGGAAGCGTTGTTGAGGGAGATACTATAACATTATTGTCTTCTAACGAATATAATAATTTAAAAACCAGTGTATGGAGTGCAACAAACAATATAATTTATTATATAACAAATAGGTTTCAAAACAATCAAGCAATTGATATAGAAATTCCAGAAGGCCAGTATCCAACTCAAAAATGTCATATTGTTTTTGCTAATTTTGATAATAACCCAAATTTAAGTACTGAACTTATTACAGATAACATTTGGGAAATTAAAGCTGTTGATAGTAATAATACTATAAACGGTGTAAGTACTCCTGGAACTTCTTCTAACACTGAAAATTTTAATTTTATTATAACTCAACAAAATCCTATTACACGTATTGTAAAAAATAATATAGTAGAGGTTGATAAGTATTACGAATTGTCTTATGACATAGATGCTAGTAATCATAGTTCGGGGTTAGCTACTGACACCAGATATGCTGATGGTTCAGGACAAGAACAACCTGCTTTAGATACAACTGTTGGTTCTCATACAACTACCTTTTACTCTAAAAACACTTATTTTATAATTAAAAGAAGTGGTTATAATACAAACATAACCATAAGTAATATATCTTTAAAAGAAATAACGCCTTACATACTAGATGGTAGCGTTAATCCTACAATTGAAGCAGGTCTTAATATTTCAGGTTCACTTTTTACTCAACAAGGATTCGACTTTTTTACCTCGCCTGTTCTTCAAATGTTAATTTATTTTGATCAGACAGAGGGGGATAATGTAACTTTTTCAGAAGATTTGTATCTTGAAAGATTTGATGAAAACACATCTGGCTTTTTGTTTTACTTTCCGACAAATGGAGCATATATGAAAGCTATTTCTGCTCATGTTAACATCTGGAACCACTAAATATTTTAAAAAAAATGTCTTTAACAATAAAAAATAAAAACTCAAACACTTCTACTTCTTTAGACTATAGTTCTACAAGTGATGAGTATACATGTATAGGTTCCTACGAAGATAAGCCTACAAACTGTGTGTATTACTTTTTACACTCTAATGACAATATGGGTGTGGCAGGTAAGTATGACTGCATTGTAGAGTATAATCAACTTGACGATAAAACTAGGTTAGTTTATCAAGATGGTAGACCTGGAAGTAATGGTGTTACTGATCAAATTTTAAACTTCAGTAAGAGTCATCTTATAACTGGTGTTAACAAGGTTGAAGATTTTTTATACTGGACAGACAACCTTAATAGACCTAGAAAAATTAACGTAGAGAAGTCTAAAAGAAACGAGGAGTACATAAAGCTTGGACCTACCTTTCAGGGAATATTAAAACAATCATTTTTAGGTGATGAAATTATTACAGATAACACTTGGGAAATTGGAACTGTTGATAGTAATAATACTATAAACGGTGTAAGTACTCCTGGGACTCCTGTACCTGGTGATTCTGATTATGCGGATGATGGAAGTTTTAATTTTATTACAACTCAAGCTTTACCTATTGCACATATTAGAAAAAATAATATAGTAGAGGCTGATAAGTATTACGAATTGTCTTATGACATAACTAGTAGTAATATTAATGCGGGACTAAAGACTTTTACTTCTGACGGTGATGGAGAAGAGTTTTATATAAATACAACTGTTGGTTCTCATACAACCACCTTCTATTCTAAAAACACTTTTTTTATAATTAAAAGAGGTGGTGCTAGTATAAATATAACCATAAGTAATATATCTTTAAAGGAGACAGTAGCTCCAGGAAATAACGCTCATGTTATTGGCAACCTGTCAGAAAAAGAGAATACTATACTAATTGGTGTAAGTAACAATCACCCTTTCTTAAAAAACGATCACCTTTACCTTCATCAGCGTGACACAGTAAGTCCTAGTCAAGAGGGAAGAGGATATAACGGTTACTGCAAGTCTTTAGGTATAATTAAAAGTTTTGGTAGAACAGATAACGTGTCCGTTCAAGAGGGTTCTAAAACCCTTACCGCTCAAGGGGGAGACCCTACTAATGGATTAGATTCAGGTGACTACGTATGTATAGTAAAGAACTCTACTTTGTATGTGTTTGAAATTGATTATAAAATAAATGATTTTACTTTATATTTAACAGAAAGTTCTCCTATAACTGCTACAGAAACAACTTCTTTTAACTTATCGTCTTTTGACCCTAATCTTAATACTGAAAATGGTATTATAACCAGTACTCCTTTTATTAGTGGTTACCCAACATCAGATGGAGGTAAAATTTTAATGGCTGAACCTGAGGACGCTTATTCTCCCTTAGTTAGTTATGGTGCGAGAGAGGATAAAATAAAGTATTTAGATGCTCTTTCTCATCAACCTAAAGACGAACCTTTTTATCATTTTTCAGATGATGGCTCAAAAGTAAATCATTTAGTGGGTAAGTTTTTTCAGTTTAGATTTAGGTATATATATGATGACGGTACTGTGTCCGCATATAGTGGTATTTCTGATGTTGCAAATCAAGAGGGATACGCAAGATCTGTTTCTAAGTTAGGGGTAAAAGATGTTATTAATCTTTTAGATAATACTATAAATATTGAATATCAAGACTTCACCTCTAACGTAGAAAAAATAGAAATTGTAGCTAGAGATGGAAACGATGGAGAGTTTTTTCTTGTGGACGTTGTAAAAAATAACTTTATAAAGTACCTTAAAAAAAGAAAAAACGAAGATTTATTCTCTACTTCTGCTTTATTCTTTGGAGGTGTAACTCAAAAAGACGTTCAGTTTTCTTCTACAATATTTAAAAACAACGGGGTGTATCCTTTTGTTGACCCTGTAGATTTAGGAAAGCTTCAGGATCATTTACCAAAAAGAGCAAAAGCTCAAACTATCCTTCCTAAAAACAGAATAGCTTACGGTAACGTAGTTGATGGTTATGACAACACAGACATATACTGCAACTTAGTTGTTAACGAGTCTGGTTATTTGACCGATGGAGAGCAAGGATTTAATTTTTCTGCTGAAGACCCTACTCAAGGGAGCCCTAATGAAGATGTTAAGTTTTCTCTTGTAGCTACTAGTAAGACAAATAGCTCAAATAAAAATTTTAGCAGTATAATTGATATAGATGGCAGCTTAGGTGATAAGCCTATAAAAATAAACGTATCTTGGACTAAGTTACTGTATCAAAATCATGATCAAAATACTGACGCTCCAACATCATTTGTACCTAGGTCTGGTAAACTTAGTTTAAATACTAGTGTTAGATCCCCTCAAAGTGCTGAAGATGTTGCTTTAAAAATTGTAGAAGCCATAAATCATGGTAACTACGAAATTAATTCTGAATCTTTTACTTTTGATTATGTTACATCTTCGGAAGATATTGCTGGTACTATTAACCCTCTAGTTACTTTTCCAATTGAAACTGGACCATCGGTTTCAGTTCAAACAACTAAAGAGTTTTTTAGTGCCCCAACGTCTATTAGTGCTGACTACAATAATTCTACAGGGCATCTTTCTATAAATTTAGTTTATAGTAAAAATTTGCAAAAATCAGAAAGAAATGACTTTTTAAAAATACTAGGCTCTAACAGCTATCAAACCTCATCATCTCACAACCCTATGCCTTCAAATTCAGGGTCAACTTCTGATTCTAATTCTTATTATAAAGATGCTTTTAGCTATGGAAGGTCTTATAAAACAGGTGCTAATCATTCTTTTGGTTTAGTCTACTATGACGAAACAAATAGAGCTTCGTTTGTAAATAGAATGAAACCTGTTAATAATTATAACTCTGGTACTGAAATATACAGTCCTTTTTATACTGAGTCTCACTTTAATCAAAGTTCTTTTAACTCTGTTTTTTGGAATATTTATCACAAACCTCCTATGTGGGCAACTCATTATCAGTGGGTGTATTCTGGGAATACATCTGTTGATGAGTTTATACAAATACCTATACAAAATACTTACAAAGGAAATTCTGACGATAAAATATATTTAGGGCTAGGTTCTTTAAAGACATTAGATTTAAGTTATAACGAAGAAAATCCTTCTTTAATAGACTATCAATTTGTGGAGGGTGATAGAGTTAGGTTTATATCTACAAGAGGTAGCCATGTTGGTACTATTGATGGAGCAGATGGATTTGCTCCTGACGAAGGCTCAAGGTATTACTTTAAGAAGTATATAGATGTTCCTATAATTTCTATGGAGTTATATGACGAAACAGAAATTGCAGAAGTTACTATTGGTGAGGGTTCTAACCCTATAGGTGGTCATTATATAGTTATATCTGACCCTTCAGAGTATAATGATGATGGGGACGCAATAGAAATTCCTATTAGTGGAGCTAACAGCTCTTACTCGTCTAATTCTATTGATATTAGCTACAGTAATGTAAGTTACGTTGGTGCAACTGACCCATACAGTAGACTTGTAGTGGAGATATATAGACCTAAAAAAACTGTATCAACAGATTCTTCAGAAGCCTACTACGAGGTTGGTTATAAAATGGAGGTGCAAAATCCTGGAACAGGATCAAGAACACATCAAGGTCAGTCAGACAACTTTTTCTTTGATGAAGAGTCTGGAATAGAAGTTACAGCTGTTCAAGGGGTTTCAGGACCAGAAGATGTAAATGGAAACCCTACCACTAACTTTGGCTCTGGATTTTTAAATCAGGGTGATGTTTACGTTAAACCAAGACGTATAAGTCATTTTAAACAAAGTGAAGACCCAGCTCATGTACGTGAGTTAACAATTATAA